TTGGATTTGAACCAAAAATTACCTCATCACCAACTTTATAACCAGAACCGCCAGAATAAACATCTATTCTACCAACAGAATTAAAATCTTTAATATCAAAAATTGTATTTGATAATGTATATGTAGCACCTTGTGAATCTATATTTGTAGTATTTGAAGTTACATTTGAAAATAATACTACTGCATTAGTAATTGGTCCTAAATTGGTTACTGTTATTGAAGTAAAAGCATCTATAAGTCTAGTCGTTACATTTTCTGTAAAAGCTCCAGGAAAACCATAGTTTGCAGCGCTAATTAAAATATTGGCATAGTTTGCAATAACATCACTGCCTAAAACAGTATAACTGTTGGCAGTAAAGTGAGAGCTGTTAATTGAATTTACAGCACCAGTTAGAATTGTTGAATTTGGTGTATTAACGCCACTTAACAGAGAAGCATTTTTAAATCCAGCACCTCCATAATCAACTTCAATTCTCGAACTATATCCAGTTGCTACTCTTTCAACTTGAGCTGTAGCCGAAGAAACAGCCCCACCACCACTTACAGTTACCGGATCACCAACACGATAACCAGTACCGCCAGAAATAATATCAATTCTTGATAAAATTGAAAATGTATCTGCTTCTAAATTTATTTTTACGCCATTAGAATCAATAATGTCAGTAACAACTTTTTCGCCATTTAAAAAATTACCTACTAGAGTTTTACTATTAATAAACAATTCAAAAGGTAAACCAACATTTAATCTATCGGTAATAATTTTTTTTGTAGATTTTTCAATTAAGGCTGAAGCTCCAGAAATTGATCCAGATATTTTTCTATTATTTAAAAGAGATACATTAAAATTATTATAAACTACTTTTATAGCAGAGTTAGATGCTGGTGGAGTTGTAAAAACAAGCTTTCTTGTTTCTTTTCTAATAAAATAATCAGTACCGTTAACTCTTAAATTATTATTTACAAAAACACTAATATCTTCAGGATTAGAAATTTGAGCCAAAATAAATTGAGTGTTTGAACCGTTACCTGTATAAACACTACGAACATCTGTTTCAATCTTTAATATGTTTTCAATTACCCATTTTCCATCAGAAGCTCTAAGAATATTATTTTTTGGTTGAATAATTTCAACTTCATCATTAAATAACATTCTAAAGAGAAGTTTAAAAGAAACTTCAGCTCCTTTTGAAAGATAAATTGGTAAAACATTTTTAATTAAAAATTCTTTATCTACTTCAACATTTTTTGTAAACAAATTAGCAAAAGTATTAAAAAATTGATCTTGAAATTTATCAATTGAATAATCAACATCTGAAATAAATCTTAAATTTTTTGCTTGTTGCGTTAGGTCATTTAATTCATCAGGTTGTTTTTGTTCCAAAAATTCATAATAAGCTTCTAAAAATGTAATGAATAGAGGATATTCTTCCCGAACAAATTCAGGAACTTGGCGACTAATTAATACTGAGGTATTTGCAAAAGACATTAAATTGGTATGAGATTTGTTACGATGGAAGTAGGATCAGTTTCATCAATTGTAATAATTGTATTTCTTATTGATCGAATCAAACTTTCTTCAGCTTCTATAGTTAAACGAATATAACCATCAGATGAAGAAACGGATACTATATTAATATCTGTTATAGTAATTACTCCTGTTTCATAATTAATTTCACCTGCGGTATCATTAACACTTTGTCTTTGAGCATTGGAATCATAATAAATTGTTCTTAGAACACCAATCTTACCATCAATAATTGCGGTCGCTGTTGCACCATAACCATTGCCACCAGAAATTGTAACTAAAGCCCGTGTGTAATTAATACCACGATTAGTTATTCTAATACTCTGAATAGATCCATTTACAATTACGGCTTCAGCTCTAGCACCTATCCCATCTCCTGAAATTGTAACTGTTGGAGAAGTTGTATAACCAGTTCCTGGATTAGTAATTGATATAGAAGAAATTCCGGTATAAGACTGTGGAGTTTCATCAAAAATAACCGTTCTTCTTGTGCCATTATTATCAAAAACATCAAATTCGGTAGATGTTAGTTTGTTAGAAACCGTGCCTCTATGTAAAGGCACATTAAAATTAACTGTATAAATTTGTGAGATATTTAATTGAGGTTCAAATCTTTTTTGTGCTCGAACAATACATTCTGAACCAATTATAGAATTTAAATCTACACCATCAATACTATCTTGAGCTTTAGAAAGAACAAATCTTGCATCAAATTTATTTAAATTTGTATCTCTATAATTTAAAAGACCATTGCGAATAGCTATTTTTATATTAGATTCTGTGCTTGTTGTTTTCTTTGGATCATACTGAACATTACTTTCAATTAACAAATACAAATACTCTGGATCTAATATTTCTGTTTGTACCGCAACAATAGCTTTTGGTGTAATAATTTCATCAATAATTCTTTGTTTTTCTGCTTCAGAAATGTAATAGTCTTGTTTTGGTTTCATAGAAACAAAAACTTTACCATAAACTGGAGGGTCGTTATCTTGGCCACCCCAAACAGAAATTGAATCTATATTTGGATAATTATTCAGAATATAAGTTTCATAATCTTTGTAAGTAATTAAACGATTTTGTGTAGAAAATTGTGAAGCAGCGGACAATTTAATATTATCTACCGATTCTCGTTCTGCACCGCCAGAAGCTGCGCTTTGTGAGGTAACTGTGAAGTTAGATAAAGATGTACCTAGTGAATCCGTAATTGTAGCGGTAGCAACAAAATTATTTGCTTTATTTGCAGCAATTCCATTTGTTGATAAGTAAGTAACCGAAACAATCGCACCATCTGGTAAAGATTTACCAACAACATCATTACCAAAATAAATCTCAAACAGACCACCACGACTTTCTTGTAAAAAGAAAACTTCTGAAGTAGATGTAATATCTAAAACATCAGTAACCTTTTCATAAACTGTTGTAGCACTATTAGCTGCATTTGGCACCACAGAAACTTTAATTGTAGTTGTGTCAATGTTAGCATCAGGCAATTGAAAAGAAGATTTTGGATTTGAACCTTTATTATATGTAAAGGAATAGGTAATTAATTGTCCTTCATAGATATTTAAATTTTCAAAAACATATTGCGTATTTGATTTTGTAACAGTTGTATCTTCCAATACTACAAAATTATAAGCACGACTATCAATTTGATTTGATAAAAATGCAAAACCTTCTGGTAAAGTGCAAGTAGCAGGAGTTGATGAACCTGTTTCTACTGTAAAATTAATAATTGAAACGGGTGATCTTGTGGAATAAGGAACATATCCTAGTGTTTTGGAATGAGAAACTGCCGAATCACGAAGAAGAGCAGTATCTAAAAAGGACTCATTTGCAACCATGTTCAAATAGTATGCATTGTAATGAGTATTGTAAGCAAGAATATCCAACAGAACCGATAAACCGGCACCATCAAAATCGTAGTCTTGAAATTCAGATTGTTGTTTTAAAAAATTTTTTAAATTTTGCTTGATTGTATCAAAATCAAGTTCTGTTATTCTTAAACGGTCTACCATTTTTATCTAATTCGCTCTAGGAAAAAATTAATTGTAATTGGTGCGGTACTATTGATAATAAAAAATTCTAATGTAACTTTATATGAGTTTTCGTCTGGAGCTGGAACTGCAATAACTTGAGATACCTCAGCTCTAGGTTCAAAATTACCAATTACCTCTGTTATTTCTCTTTCAATTTGTGCAGCTATTACAGAATCTACATTTTCAAATAACAGACGGCGTATATTACTACCAATTTCTGGTTGAAAAGGTCTTTCGTAATGATTTGTTAATACCAAATTCTTAATTGAATTGATAATTGCATATTCATTTTTGTGGGTGTTTATGTCTTTTTTAACTGGATGAATAGTAAAATTTAGATCCAGGTCTCTAAAAGTGCGTTCTGCTTGTATGTTTACGGTTGCCATTGTCTATTTATTCAACCTCCAGCAAATACATTACCAGAACCGGCAGCTACGGAGGTGCATCCGGTTATAGCGTCACCTACTCTACCAGAACCTCTAGAATTGACAAATACAGTTGTTGATCCTATCGTTATTGGAGCTGCATGTGGAGGACAAGGAACTCCAGGCAAAAGATGTACCGTATTTACATCACCTTGGCGTGACCAAGGAATACTATTTACAAATACATTTCCAGAGCCTTGTGCTCTGACCATTCCAGAACAATGTGTTACATCAGCATCACCGATTCTTGTTGCTGCGGGCATATTCTTTCTCCATTAGTTTTTGAAATTTAACATTCCAAGAATCTATTTCTTTGTGTTGTTCTTCTGTATGCGGTTCAGGTGGTATATCAGGTATAAACTTTATTACATTGTCAAATATTTCTGGTATATCGTCATAATTGGTGTAGGTCTGTAATTCTCCATTCACCAGTATTACAAATTCGTGTGACATTATGGATTCAGGTCAATTCTTGGTGCTGTCAATGTCATATTGCCACCCGAAGTAATTTTACAGGTACCACCAATATCTGCCTGAAAATTACCACCAACATCCATGTTCACATTACCGTCAACATAAATTGTCACATCACCTTTTACATAAACTTTCTCATCTCCAATCACCACAGTAAACTTATCTCTTTGTATTCTTTCTGATCTGTCGCCATTTGGTCCCCATTCAACATAAGAACCTGAGCGGTGATATAAATGAACTCTTTCCGCACCTTTTGTATCATCAAATTCTAATGCGTGGCCAGATTCAGATTCATAAACATTATTGTAAGGATACTTGGCATTATAGTATGAATTTGGTTCTACTTTTGAAGCCTTATTTGCAGCTTTACTTTCATTGATTGGTGAAGGATAATCGGAATCATTTCGTGCTAAGCGTGAGGTTGTTGGTTCATCTAAAAACCTTGGATAATTTGTTCGTGTTTCATTTGGTTTTACTGGTGCCATATCCAATTCACCTTGATCACGCCCATCATTAAATGCTTCTTGTCTATTTGGACCTTTAAGAGGAATGCTTGGAAAAACACCAACCAAAATTGGGTCTTGGCCGTTTTCGCCATCTGTAAAGAAACCAAAAACCATATCACCTTCTTTTGGTGGATATGGATTATTGTTATTCAATGGAAGAATTGGTATTGCCCAAGGTAAAGCATTTGTAGGTAATAACATTTTATTTTCAGCGTGCCATCCAACACATCGCACACGACAACGGCCCATTTTTAATGGGTCTTGTCTATCTTCTACAACACCGACCCACCAAACAAAACCATTTTTACCAGCAAATTTTTGACTTTCTTCTTTTTGTTCCATATTAATAATTCAATAATTCTTGTGTTTGTTTTGGGTTACTAACAGGTATAAATTCATTTGCAGAAGATGTTGTTGCTAATTCAATAATTGTTTCATGTTTATCGTACCCAATAATTTGCCGTGTAGCAACTATAATATATTTACCACTTAAACTTGGATCAGAATT